AATGGATTTCACTTTGGAGAAGTAGCTTTCAGGCGTGATCTTCTCCGAGGTTTTAGAAAAATAAGCCATAAAGCACCTCCATCAGTAAAGGTCGATGAAACGGGACTCAATGCTGCCGTCCTCGTACTCGATGACCACCTCGATACCCACCTGGGAATCACTGCCCAGCTTCTCCAAATCGTCTGAAGCAATCTGCGCCGACAGCGTATAACTGCTTCGGTTGGAAGGATATACGGTCTGGGCAAGGCTCAAGGTCATGCCTTCCACACCCACAGCCTTAAAGGATGCTGTGCCGGAAGCACCGTTTTCACCATCCGCTTCAAAGCCGGAACTGACCCAATAAGCAAGACCGTCATCGGCACGGGAGTTACGGAGATGGTTGAACGGCACCAGTTCACGGATATCGTTGTTGGACACCATGCTCGTGCCTTCCAGGGAGTCTGCGATCACATCAAGGGTGCTGACCGAACTGCCCAGGTTCTTCAGCGTAGTGGACAGTTCCAGAACCGTGTTCCAAGGCTCCTGTAGGTTGTACTCACGGCGCACAATACGTGTGGTGACCGAAAGCCCCAACTCCTTATCCTCTACACGGACATAATCGCCCAGGTTCCAGGCTTCATGCTCATAGCCTGTCAAAACGGACAAGTCCATTGCATTCAGCACATAAGACACCGTGGGCTTGCAGTATTCCGCAAGGCGCATGGCTGTAAACTCCTTCATCTGATAAGGGTTGGTGAAGGAGGAACAGTCCAGAGTGCTAATGCGGACTTCTTTGCAGTAGGTGAAATCCTCAAGGTAAGGTTTGCCGTTATTGATGTCGGCAAAGGTCAGCCCATCAGCACCCACAGCATACAGCCGCGTCACAAGGGAGCGGGTATCGACAACACGCTCGATGCTTTTCATGTTTTTCTTGTAAGCGAACAGAGCGCCGCTGTCCGTGCCGTTCACCGTCAGCAGATGTACCAGGCGGTTCGGGCAGTCGAATACGAGGTCACCACCGTGCAGATTGGCAATGTTGCGGAGAATGGAAAGTGCATTCTTTTCCGTATTCGTCCAGGTACGCTTGGTGGTGACGTTCACCGTGCCAACCGACCACTCGGTGCCTTCCAGAGCGTAGGCCATAGCCACGTCCGCAGTCTCGGCATCGAACTTCTTTTCTTCCTTACGGACGGAAAAGGTCAGATCGTAAAATTCGGCTTCGGCATACACCTGGGTGATGGTGCTGCCGGAACAGTCCTTTACATCGGTGATGGTGCGGATCTTATAGATATCGTCAACGATCTGGATTTTCTTCTCGTTGTCAATGTAACCGCGCTTGCTGTCACGGTACGGAATGCTGAAGGTCAGCGTATCCTCACCGTTGATTTCGCCCGTAACGATGATGTCATAGGCATTTTCCAAGATAGCCTCCCACGCACCGTTTTCATCCAACACCACAGGACGGGCATAGCCGATTTTCTCATAGGGTGCCTTGGGGATATCGTAAAGCCGGATGTCCACCAGCTTCGGTGTCTTGGAAGTGTCCGTTGTGGTCAGCGTGACCTTGAAACGGATATAGTTGCGGTTTGGGGATTGCAATTTTCCGTCTGCGCCGATGCCGATCCAATCGCTCCAATCGGTAAGGTCATCACTGGTGGAGGTCTCCACAGAAGCGATGGCGGTGGTGCCTGCGGAATATTCGCTTGTGACAGACACCTTTCCTGTGCCGGAGAGGTTGCAGTCAGCGGCTTTGGTATAAAGAATGCCGCTTTCAGGGTAGACCCCATCGGTGGCTTTCAGCGTGACGCTGTTTTCCACCGTAAGCGCATCAACATCTGCGGAACTGTCTGCACCGTTGCACAGAACGGTTGCTTTGAAATATTCCACCAGGTCATCTGCTGTCAGTGGAGAATCGCAGTCCAGGAACCAGTCATCAAATCCACCTGCGTAGTAATAGGTGTCGGCGTGCATACCCATAACCAGGTCTGCAACGCAGGATGTGTTCAGCGTTCCCGCAAAAGTCAGCACTTCCGATTTCCATACCTCACCTGTAGAGCGGTCGCCCAGAACATAGGTGAACTGTTTGTTGTTCGGCTCAATGACACCCGCGATAAAGTACCAGCCGCCATTGACAAGAGAGAACGACGGGGTCACGGATGTATCCAGGATAAGACTGCCGGAGGAGTTATAGAGCATAATTCTCGGCTTGCCCGAATACAGGGACAAATAGAAAATCGGCTGTCCCGGACCGTAGCGGGTGTTGAAGATTGGGCAGAAAGTATTACCCACAGAATATGTGGTAGGGTTCATCCAACCGCCCACGATGATGCGCTCACCGAGGTTTGCAAAGATGCTGCCGTCATTGGTCACCTGCAGGTGGGTTTTCTCTGTGGTCGGGTTGTTGATATTGAAACGGATCTGCCGACCCTTGGGGCTTTTAGACAGGTTCGCAGTAGTGCCGGACCAATTCACAATGGTAAAATTGCGTCCGCAGCCGGAACTGTCGGCAAGGGCCGTATCTTCATCCGGCTCAGATTCGTTGAATCGCCACAAGCCGGAGGCGGCATACTCTGCGGGAAACTCGCCCGTGAAATCAGTCTGCTTGTTCAGTATCATTTTCAGAGACATACCGTCACCTCCATCTGCTTTTTGCTTGAATTTGTAATTCTGTCAGCGTGGCATTGCTTACCTCCACGGTGACCGTGTTATCTCCGACAGCAAGTGCCGGAAAGTTCAATTCCTGCAAATACGGCAGACCGTTGCGGAGGGTTTCTCCGTTTTCATCCACCACATAAGCAGTCATTTTATCGGTATCCACAACAAGGGTCTCGCCCTCGGAGAGCGTAGCGTTTACGATCTTGAGTTCCGAGCCATTGGTGGTAATGCTGATATAGTTGCTTGCCCCGGCGGTCACCACACCGCTGATACGGTAGATGGGCTGGGATTCAATATTGCCAATGGCACGGGTCACGGTGTGAGTGCCTTCCTCCGTAATGGTGAAGGTCTCATCCGTGATGGCGTAGGCAAAGGGGTCGGGACAGAAGAACTTAAGGTCAAAGGAGCCTGCGGATCGGACAAGCCGTTCACAGTCCACCGCATCATTCAGACGCGCCATAAAGTATCTGTCCGGCACATCATCAAAAACGAGCTGCCGAAGTCCCTGCACCGGGTCAAGCCAAGCGGCAATGTCATCCAACGCGGAAACAAGTGCCGTGAAGCTGTGCTTGGGGTAAATGTTGCAGTGGGCGGTGATCTCGCGGTAATCGAAATCAGCACCGAAGTCTGCAACACCGTATTTTCCAGGCACGGTGGTGGTAAAATTACGCATCCTACCACACACCTGCCAAGAGGTCAGACGGGCTTTGATGCCCATACTGGCCGATGTAATATCGTTATAGGTAAAGCCCATAAATCAAAGCCTCCTTTATGCTGTAGTGAAGTGTCCCTGTGCGCGGGAGCCACTTTGAATGAGGTTGTAGAGTTCCTGGGAAATCTTACGGATGTCCTCTTCGCTGCGGACAATCATCTGCTGAATGGTAATAAGCGCCCCGCCACCGAAGCCCGCGCCGGAGACCGTGTCATTGCGGTTCACGGTGCCTGTGACATTGAAATCGGTCGGCAACGCTGTGGTCATATCATCAGCCAAGCCATGCATTACATCGTTGATGTCCTTACTCATGCCTTCAGCGGCAGCAACGGCATCTTTACCGTTGGCATTGATCGCACCGGCCAAGCCTTCCACAAGCATTTCACCGACCCAGCCCATTTCCTTGGACGGGGATGCAATGCCGAAGAAGTCGCAGATACCGTCCCAAATGGAGGAAATCCACCCGGACACCTTGTTCCAAAGCCAGGATGCAAGGGATTGGATACCCTGCCACAGACCACGGACAAGGTTTGCACCGACACTGGCAATCTGCGAGATGCCGTTACTCAGTGCGTTCACGATTCCCGTAATAATCTGCGGGATAGCCTTTACGATTTCTGCAATGATGGTCGGCAGATTCTTGATGAGTGAGGTCAGCAGGTCGATACCTGCCTGTACGATCAGAGGGATGTTGTTAATGACCGCGTTGACGATACCGCTGATGATTTCCGGGATTGCGCCCACGATGGTAGTGATGATTTCCGGCAGAGCCTGGATCAGAGACACCAACAGGTCAATGCCTGCCTGGATGATTTGCGGAATCGAACCAAGGACGGCTGTGATAATGCCGTCAATAATCTGCGGGATTGCCTCCACGATTGCCACGATGATTTCCGGCAAAGCAGATACAAGCGAGGTCAGAAGCTGAATGCCTGTCTCGATAATCTGCGGAATGGCAGCAAGAATAAAATTGATGATGCTCATAATGATTTCGGGCAGAGCCGCAATCAGCACGGGAATGGCTGCGAGGAGTCCCTCTGCAAGACCCGTGATAAGCTGAAGTGCGGCATCCAAAATCATCGGAAGGCTGTCAATCAAACTCTGCACGATGGTAATGACCGCTTGCACCGCAGTAGGAATCAGCGTAGGCAAAGCCTCACCAATACCCTGCACAAGAGACATCACAATCTGAATAGCGGCATCCACCAACAGGGGCAGATTTTCAATCAGCGTGTTTACGATGGTCAGCACCGCTTCAATCACCACCGGGATGAGTTCCGGCAGCAAGGTCAGCAGCGTGTTTAGTACCTGGGAGAACAGATCCACAACGGTATCCAGGAGCGTTGGGAGCATTTCCACCACGGTAGCCAGGAGTGCATTCAACGCTGTAGGCAGAGCCGAGATGATGTTTTCGATAACCGGGGTAATGTTGGTCAGCACATCCTGGAAGGCATCCACCACATTGTTGCAGAGCATTTCAATGTCAGCGTCCGCATTACCGAAGCCTACGATAAGGTTGTCAATGGCAGCCTTCATGGAGTTCATAGAACCCTCAATGGTGTGTTCCGCTTCCGCAGCGGTGGCGCCGGCAATGCCCATGCTTTCCTGTATAACGTGGATGGCTTCCACAACATCTGCATAAGAACTGATATCGTACTCAATGCCGGAAATGGCCTGGGCGTCCGCAAGCAACCGTTCCATTTCGGTCTTGGTGCCGCCGTAGCCCAGTTTCAAGTTATCCAACATCGTATAGTTTTGCTTGGCAAAACCCTGGTATGCCGTTTGGATGGTGGCGATGTCCGTACCCATCTTATTGGCGTTGTCAGCCATGTCGGTGATCGCCATATCTGCGTATTTCACAGCCGCTTCGGTGTCACCACCAAGGGACTGAATCAGTGATGCAGAGAAAGAGGTAACCGTGGACATATAGTCATTGGCAGACATACCAGCGGTTTTGTATGCGTTATTGGCATACTCCTGCAATGTTGCAGAAGACTCCTTAAACAGCGTATCCACACCGCCGACCAACTGCTCATATTCGC